ATAAACCGTTACACCTCTAACGTGTATTTCCTCAAGTGGTATAAAATCCGTTGGAGGATTAACTACTTTCAAAGTAACACTCACTCCGGGATGAGAACCAACGATTTGTACATATGTGCTCGTTACTGTCGTGAAGTCACCATAAGCATATAAAGTATCCCCATCACAGAAGAATAGCTTTCCTTGGTAGTTGACCGCATCAATAGTTCCAATTACTGTCTGAACCAATACAGTTCCAATATATACTTCTTCATCAGTAGCACGTACTATTTCGTTCTCATCTGTGTATGGCTTAAACATACTAACATGTGTGATNGGAAGTNGTAGCACAAGTTCATCTACGTGNTCATATCCTTCACGCTTTTCAAGTGCAGTGGTATGGAGAAACTTCATATTTAAAAGCTCAGATGCTTCATTATCCTCAATGTGAATAGAACGATTATTTAAACCCCCTACAAAACTATTAAGAGTAAACTCTTGCTTTTGATTTTGCGGTGGTGTTACATTTTGTACAAATGCCATTATTAAATACCCTCCACTCCGTCGTCAGGGTCACTAGTATCACCAGTGCTGAAGAAATAATTATCAAAAACATAATCTTCTTTACTCACCTCTTCAATCGGTTCACCTGTCTCATAGTCAAGAAGTACAATCTTATCATCACGAACCTTTTCTTTGAACTCTTCAAGTTTTAACTCAAATTCATTCATTAGAGTTGTTGCTTCATAGTGTCTTTCATCTTGATTAAACAAGCGTGAAGTTGTGTAGTTCGCAAGTAAATGTATATAAGCCTTTGGAATAACTTTTACATCATCAGTATCTACAACCAAGTAAGGTACATTAGATAACTCAGGGATAACTTGTGCAAAACGATCTATTCCCTCATTAATAAATAGCACAATGTCAGTCTTACGGAAGATTGTATTGTTAAAGTCACGTGCATGAGCGCGAACTCGCTTTTCTAAATCTAATAGGTTCATACTACTATCACCGCCTTTCTAAATAAAAGAGGCGAGGGTTTTATGCCCCCACCCCTTATGTGTTAATTATAGTCCAGTAGAACCGATCATACCACGGAAGTCAGAGACACCCATAGAATACCTCATGTAACCACGGTACTTAGCAACAAAGTCATCGAACGACTCGTCCCATTTAAACTCAGGACGAATTCTCCAGAAGAAGTTCAACTCGTGACGTGAACCATCTTGTAAGAACCATTGAGTATCGCTACCGCCTGATGCTAATGATAAGTAGTCCATAACGACAATTTCAAGACCATGACTGTTCAAGAATTTGTTCGTGTCATTTAACTGACCGCCTGAGATTTGTGTTGATTGTGTAATACGGATTGCAGTGTCCTCTAATGCAGGAGGGACGATTAGCTTCGTTGCCTTGAATTGAATCAAGTTACCGGCTTCATCTAATTGCTCACGCATTAATTTTAAAGCAGTCTTTAATGTTGCTTCACTAAGTGCACCTGCTATCAAGTTAGAAACAGTAGAAGTAGAGTCTAGTAACGGATGGTCAACTGCGAAAAGAGCTTTTCCATCATAGATAGCTTTTTCAGGAGCTAAAGCAACGTCAGCGAAACCATTAAGTAACGGTATCATTGCATCCTTCTCTACCTTAGCACGACCCGAACGAGCCATAGCTTTAGGCATTTTCTCCATTTGACGGTATTGCTCATCATCGTATAATTCACGAGTAACTTTAAAACCTTGTGTAAATGCCTCATGAATGTAAGTGCGATCTAAGCCCGGAGATAGTGTCTCGTAAGCAACTGTATCAAACTGCGATGCACGTTTTGTCCAGTCACCGAATGCACCCATGCCCCAATCGTGCTCTCGTGCTTTTGTTGATGTGTGAACTTTATAAATCTTTGTATACTGTTCCGCAATCTCATCATATGTTTCAAAGAAGATTTTACGTAATCCCGGCTCTAGTAATTTACCAAAGTTTACTTCGTTATCACGATCTGCGTCAGTATAGTTAAATGTGTCAGTCGCATCATTGTGCAACTGTAAGTTAAAAAGCAATTTTTCCATTTGTCATTCCCCTTTTATCTAGTTTTTCTTTTTAGTTATGTCTCGCCATTTTGCATACTCAGTTGTTTCCATGCCCATCATCCTAGCGACTTTAAGTTCTTGTGAACTCAGTTGAGGCGTTGAATTGTGTACCGGTGAAGTATCTCCACCTGCTTGAATGATTGTGCCTGTATCTACATTAGCATCTTGTTGAGATTTCAAATCAGCAAGAATTTCCTGACGTAGCTGAGTCTTAATATCATCTAGGTTTAGCTGAGTTGTCTTATCCTCACCACCACCCTTACGAGACTTCATTACATGAAATGCTGTGTCTAAGTTTTCAATACGTTCATTCATTGCAATGTTTAACACTTCATCTTCTTTGAAGTCTCCATATTTATCATGCAGACTACGCATTTCGTTCTGAATGTATAAATCATAATACTTATCCTCTAACTCTTTGAACTGAGCCTTCTGAGGGTCTAAGTATGGAGCGTCGATTTTACCGCTTAGTTCTTGTGCTAGTTCCGGGTTTGATTGCAACTGCTCAAGCAATTTAAGACCTTGCTCAGCTTGTTGTTCCTTTCGCTTAGCATCTTGCGTTTTACGAGTGTAATCTGATTGGCGTAAGTAACCGCTTTTCAACTCATCAATGGAAACTTCCTTCCCATCAATCTCAATTATTTGTGGCTTTACAGGGTCAACTACCTTCTCTGTGGATGCGTCTTGAGTCTGGCTAGTTCCGCTTGGTTGGTCTGTTTCATTAGCTGTCGTGCTGACGCTACCATCGCTTGTCTGCTCCGTTTTAGTCGTTGCAGTGTCGGTACGTTGAACTTGTGCATCTGTTTTCGCCCTTTCCTGTTCAGCTTTCATTGCACGATATTCTTCGATATTCATTTAGTTTCCTCCTTGGAGTTCCGTATGTGAGTTGTTCCGTAGAATTTCACATCAGATTATTCCTTATTTGAGTAGTTCTCCGATATTGGGGTTTTTCATCATGAGAAGTTCTAACTCATCGTCACTAAGTGCTTCAAGTCCTTCCATCATGTCATCAGGTAATCCTGCACCTAATCCCTCACCTGCACCACTTGGTTGCATCGGTTGAGTTGCCGGTTGAGACATGTCTTGCATTCCTTGTTCACCAGTTTCAGAGTTTACTAGACTTTCCGCATCAGTATATCCCTCATTGTATGATTTCGTCCTGATTTGGGCTTTTTCGGTTTCTTTCTTACTTTCTTCCTCTATTCTATCATGTTCCTTTTCAAGTTGTAAAATTTTCTTGTTGACAGTTTCAATTGCCTTAGAAGTCTCTTCTAAGATACCATCAGTTTGTTCATCAGCTTGATTAGACTGTTCTGCTACTTGTTGTAATTGCTCACCTAATTGTTGTGCCATTTGGGTAAGTTCAGCGATCTGTTGCTCCATTGCTGTTGATTTATCTTTCATACGAGATAATACTGCACTCTTTACTTCACTTGGAAGATATTCTGCAACTGCTTCTCTATCAACAATAGTCTGACCATCAGGCATTTGAGTCTGTGCAAGTCTAATCATAAGGTCAAGCATCGCACCTCTATTTACCGGCATTGTCGAGCCTGCCATGATTTTAATATCATAGTCTTGACCAAACGCTTCACGTGTGAATTCAGTAAAATCATAAGAACCATCAGCTTTAATAATTCTTATCCAACGACTATCCTGCCAGAATTGCTTCATACGTGAATACCACATTGTAGCCATTTCACCTAAGAAACTTTCCATCAGTTTAACCTTCAGTCTGATACGAGCTTGACCTGCTTCTTGAAGTGCCAATATCCCCTGTGCAGTGTAAACACCGGTTTCAGAGTTACCCTTCAACGAGTCAAACACACCACTGATTTGTTCCATATCTTCCTTATACGTTTGAACCGTATTCAACACGTAGTTTGGCATCATAGCAGGTTGTTCACGTCTTACTTCACTTCCCGGGTTCTTACGTATAACAAGTCCTTGACGTGAGGTAATCTTACCGTACCCAACACCACTGTTCTTATCAATAATCCAAGGCGAGTTAGCTGTGAGTTTTGCACTATCTAAGATAGCATTGTTTAACTCATTCATGTTCTTTTGAGGACTCATAAGCTGAGCCACTTCACCATTACCCCAAAACTTACCGGGAATATCATAATCTTTCATTAGTAAGAATGGAAACTTACCATCTTTATACGGATTAGGCTTATCACTTAAAACAAGTCCTAATTCTGGACATATAACGATAACACGTCCGTTGGGGTATTTTTGTTTACGAGTACCTTCAGTATCTTCTTCAAACGTTTCATAGTCACGTGTCCACACCTCGATTACAAGAACTTGGTTATTAACGTTAGAGCCTTTGTTATTATCGTGAACTAATTCACTATAATTGATCGAACCACCTTGCAGTAAACTAGCTTTCATCGGGAACTTTCTACGCAGACGTTCTGCATTTCTATATGATGCGTAAATCATATGTTCAGCGTCATCTACGGTTGTTGCAAGTGGGTCAGGGAATATATTAAACGGACTCACCATAATTGCCTTTACATTCTTGTCAACACTATCCCATGGTAAAAACGACACTGCTGTACCTACAACAAGAGTTGTAATAAGTTCTTTGTACAGTTTTACATTCATTTTTTCTCTATCCCACTCGTAAGAGAATGCNTCTTGTAAATCCGTACTGAAAGGCATCCCNTCTGGATGNCGTGGCAGTGCTTGGAACTTAGGGTCNTTNTCTAACATAATAGGACGTATTGTTTCAATGATAGAAAAAATATAGTTACTAACTAAATCACTCTTGTAGTCGGGCTTTGTTTTATCTTTAAAAATATCACCCTTATACGCATCAAGATATTCTGTCCATTCCTTCGTGTACGGTGCTTTTGTTACCATAGCTTCTTTAAACTTAAAGTTCCAATAACTAGCTAATTGTGTTTCTGCATCGTTACGTTCTTGTTGTTGATTTGTTTTCTTTTTCATTCCAAAAGCCATCAATACACCTACTCTCATTAGATACTAAATTCATTATCTTTTGTGTTCTCAAATAGTGGGTCAATAATTTCACCACCGGACTCTGACTTACGTTGACGCTGTTCCATTGGTATTTCTGGCGTGTAGTGTTCACCTTTACCCTCAAGTAAGAGTTGTAACAGTATTGCCAACGCCATAACCGTGTCATCGTGACAACCGGATTGTGCGTTCGTCTTACCATTATCCTCAATGATATAAGTAAACATTTCAGAGATTAGTAGATCGTCATAAATACCCAAGTAATGCTCTCGTACAAATTCCGCTAACTTATCAATCATTAAAGGTTTTGTTCTTATGCTTGTTGTCCACCCTATCTTTCGGGTAAGGGTATCAGCAATCTTATCATATGATTTGCTGAAGAATAAGTTCCAATATTCCTCCTTTTTGATCGTAGATAGTGTAGTGAGACCATGATTATTGTTCTCCACACCAAGGTACGCATCGTTGAAGTATTTTGCTAGTTTAACAAGTTCCATTCCGTACAAATCNGGGTCAATATGTCCATGCCAACGTGCTACCACGTCAAATGTTTCACTATCTCCGACATATGCACACGAATAGTCTCCATGAGCTAGTCCCTCTGCTACGTCACCACCTATACAATAGAACCTTTGTGGAATTGGTTCTTGCCAGATTGAAATATAACCTTTAGCATCTTCCACTAACTCTATTTTACCATCTTTCTCTAGTAAATATCCACGTTTTGCCGGTGAACGTGTGATAGTTTGGTA